TTCGATAAATTTCAGTAGTGCTATATATTCATCCCGATAACGCAGGCGAATATCAATGTTTTTCTCGGCATCCACATAGATACGTTCCACAAGTGCGGAAGCCATTTCTTTTGTAAGCGTGTCCGTTCCCGTAAAAGAACGGAACTCTGTGAGGAAACGGTTCTCGGAAGTATAAACCTTGCTTTCTCGCTGTTCCTGTTCCAGAACCGCAATCAGCCTTTCGGCTTCTTCTGCCTCCGCTTTGTACCTTGCTTTGAGTGTAACATACTCTTGCTCGGTCATAAGCTGTTCCACATAATTCTGATACAAGCTGTCATACAGAGATTGACTGCGCTTCAAAGTGCGCTTTGCAGCTTCGAGTTTTGCTGTTGCATCGGAACGCTGACGCCGGAACTCCGGCTGGGCGTTCAATCCTTTTACAACATCCTCCAAATCTGCGGCAAGCTGTATCTGCGATTGAATTGCCGTGAAAAGAACTTCGTTCAGTTCGTCCTCTCGTATGCTCACGAATGGACAACGGGCAGGATCGTCGGCATGACCTGGGCAGATATAGGTGTACCACAGCTTTTTGCCGTGGCTCACATTCTTATAGCGAACCAACGGTCTTTGGCAGTTTGGACACCATACAAGCCCTTGCAGAATGTTTTCGCTGTGTTCCAAGTGAGCGAACTTGCCGAGCCTTTCGTGGTACTCGCTCTTTTTCTGCTTGGCAATCTGCTGAACTGCTTCAAAGGTTTCCTCGTCAATAATCGGCTCATGGGTATTACGGACGATAATCCAGTTGGATTCATCCACATAGGTCTGTCGCTTTCCCTCGTAGAAGGATTGCTTTTTTCTCCCTTGAACCATGTGACCTATGTAAACGGGATGTACCAACATATTTTTGATGATCTGCGTATGCCAAAGCACACCCTTGTATTTTTCCGTCTTAACCTCGCCCGTCTCGTAAAGATAAGCAGACGGAGAAAGAATACCGGCATCGTTGAGCCTGCGCCCGATCTGAACAACGCTGATACCCTCGGAACGCCATTTGAATATCTGACGAACGGTAGGAGCAGTTTCTTCATTTATGATAAGGTGATGCTTGTCGTCGGGGGCTTTGCGATACCCATACGGTGCCCACGCTCCGATGAACTCGCCATTCTGCTGTTTTACATGAAGTGCGGATGCAGATTTCTTGGATATGTCCTTGCTGTAAACCTCGTTTATGAGATTTTTCAGCGGTACAATATATCCGTCTTGGGTTCTCTCGGCGGTCAGCGTATCAAAATTGTCGTTGACGGCGATGAAGCGAACACCGAGGAATGGGAAGATACGCTCCAGGTAATTTCCAGTCTCCTTGTAGTTACGACCAAAACGAGAAAGGTCTTTCACTACAATGCAGTTCACACGACCTTTTCGTACTTCATCCATCATCTTTTCAAACTGAGGACGGTCAAAGTCTGTGCCGGTTCGCCCGTTGTCACAGAACAGGGCGACAAACTCCAAATCGGATTTACTTTCAATAAAGGACGTGAGCAGAGCTTTTTGTCCTTCAATGGTATCTGCACCGGGCTTTCCGCTATCCTCAACGGACAGACGGACGTAAGCGGCTGTTTTGTATATTTTCCTTGCAGGCGCAGGGTTTTCCACTTCCTGCACAAGAGGATTTGTTTTTCGTTTTGTTCTTGCCATTTATACTACCTCCCGCAGTCTTGCACTCCGAAGAATGTCAAGCTGCCAAGCAAATTCATCCTGCCAACGATAGATGATCTCCACCACATCGTTTGAATGAATCAGTATTTTATCAATCAGTGCAACCACAACGGCACGGTCAAGTGAAGTAAGTCCCTGTCTTTTGATGAACTCATTCATCCAGGCATTTTCCGATCCGTGGTTGTATATATCTTCAAGCTGTTCTCTGAGAGCGTCCATCTGCTTTTCTGCTTCTTCGGCACGAGCCGTAAAGCTGGCTTTGAGCCTTGTGTATTCCTCTCGGTCGATGATACCGTCCGTAAGGTTTTCATAAAGGGACATCAGCAGCTTTTGGAGCTTTTCGTATTCCTCGTGCTTCTTGTCAAGCTGTCTTTGTACCTTTTGAGCCTGTGCGGTTCTAAGCGGTGCGGTGTCGGTAATCGCCAACAGCTCGCTCATATCCACGACCTCGCTGATATGCTGCTTTAAGCTGTCCAGTACGATTTCCTCTAAAGTGGTATCTCTCAAACGGTGTGGTGAACAGCTCTTGTTCTGCTTGTGTGCGGAGCAGACATAATATACATATTTCTTTTCGCCTGCAGGTACGGTCTTGCGAACCATACTGGCACCGCAATCACCACAGAAAAGCATTCCGCTGAAAAGCCCGACTGCCTTGCCGTCTGGACTGCGGCGGGTATCACATTTCAGCACCTTTTGAACGCTGTCAAAATCAATCTTGGAAATGATTGCTTCGTGGCTGTCGTTTATGACTGTCCACTCGCTTTCATCTTTGGTAATACGCTTGTGAACCTTGTAGCTCGGCGTGGTCTCCTTGCCCTGTACGAGAACTCCGGTATAGATGGGGTTCTTTAGAATACGGATAACTGTTCCTGCCGACCATACGGCTTTTGCGTTGGTCTTGAAAGAAGTGGTGAACTTCATTCCGAGGGAGCGTTTGTATTCCATCGGGGAAAGGACACCGAGCTTGTTCAGAGCATCGGCTATATCCTGGGGGCTGACACCTTCCAGTTTCCATTTGAAGATGTCTCGGACAATATCGGCTGCATACTGGTCAACGACCAGTTTGTTTTTGTTCTGCTCGTCTTTCAGATACCCGAAAGCGGCAAAGGAACCGAGGAACTGTCCGTTCTTACGCTTGATTTCAAGCTGTGAGCGAATCTTTACCGAAATATCTCGGCAATAGGCTTCGTTTATGAGATTTTTGAACGGAATGATAAGATCATCGGAGGCTTTTTTATCTCCGAGACTATCGTAATTGTCGTTGACGGCGATGAAACGGACACCGAGGAACGGAAATATCTTTTCGATATATTCGCCTGCGTCCAGATAGTTACGCCCGAAGCGAGAGAGGTCTTTAACAATAATGCAGTCCGTTCGTCCTGCCTTTACGTCCTCAATCATCTTCTGGAAACTCGGTCTTTCAAAGGTCGAACCGGAAAAACCGTCGTCAACTCTTACCGCATACTCCCGAAGTTCGGGTCTCTGCGATATGTAATCACGGAGCAGCTCACGCTGCCCGGTGATGCTGTTGGATTCCTCCTTATCGCCATCGTCACGGGACAGACGGAGATAAAGGGTGGCGTTCCAAATCTTGTTCTGCGTATTCAGCATATTTGTACACTCCTTATCTCAGTATTCAGCAAAACTACCGAGCTTGGAGCGTCGTTTTAGTCCTGCTTATATTTTACTTGTTCCGTCCCATTCTGTCGAGGATGTCAGCACTTGGAGAGAATGTACCCCGCAAGGCGTTCTTCCAAAGAAACCTCTGTGTCGGAGAAACCAACCTTAACGACATATTTGCCGTGCTTATAACAGTAGGGATTTCCGATCTGGCGGATAAAATCAAGGGCACGTTCCCGTTTGGGAAGTGCCGTGTTGACCTTCACATCACGGATGTCCACCAGCTCATCACGATCAACTGTGTTAAGGTCTATATTTTTCATATTTATAATGGATGCAGATTGCATTACAGCCCTCCTTTTCGGTCTCGTTCATTACTATGCGAAATTTAGCGGTTAAATGCGTGTAAAGTGGGGCTGTTCCAATCCAAGGCTGATCTTTACAGCTTTATTGATGCTTTGCATCTGTTCCTCCGGCACTTTTCCGATGAACTTCATTACACGCACCTTGTCAATAGTGAGAAGCTGTTCTGTGAGAACAACCGAGGGACTGCTGAGATTTTTAATGCCCTCAATCAGAGAATGTGTCGGCTGCTTTAATTTCTTCCAATAGCGTGAAGAAATTGGAGCGACAATAAGTGTGGGGCTGAAATGGTTGCCCACATCGTTCTGTAAAAGCAATACCGGACGACATCCACCTTGTTCTGAGCCGACGTTTGTGCCGAGATCAACAAGGTAAATATCGCCACGGCGATAATTCCAGTTTTCTTTCATAGGCTAAGTTCCTTTCTACATTCCAAAGTGGATATGTAAAAGCGACCGCATACACGGTCGCCACAAGAGATATATCAGAATTTCTTCGGGAGCGAATACTTCTTTCCGCTTCCGTTGTAGATGCACCACACTTGATAGAGGAATTTCTTGTAACCGGCGAGATTCACGCCAACAGCTCGTCCCTCACGGGGGATGGTTAAGGGATCGACCTTGCTGAGCCGTTCAATCAGACGGTGCGGGATGTAGCTGCCGTGATAGCGGTCAACGAAACGTGTGATACCGATGATGTTTTCAGTTCGGAAAGAATCCGGTTCACCGCCCCATGCGGCAATGATAATCTTCATTGCCTCCTTGTAGCGTTCCTCGCCAAACTTCTGATAAGCGTCCAAGGCTGTCTTGATACAGCCGATACGCATATAGCCACGCTCTTGGTCGTAGTCCAGTTCAATTCCGAGATCGGAATTAGCATTGAGAAAAGCAATCGAGTTTCCATCTTCAGCGAAAACCTCGGCACGGACACGAATACCGGGTGTCAGACGGGCAGATTCGCCGGTCTGCTTGGAAAAGAGCATTGCTTCCTCTTTTTCGTCCATCCCCATGTACACCTTACAGAGAACGGGAAGATCTTCGCCGCCGTTCATCACCTTGCGGGCATCAATGGTATGCTGACCGTCAAACACATAGTATTTTCCGTCACGGTAGCTGACCTTGGGTTCGTTGGCGATACGCTCGTCGAAGTCCTTAACGATGCGCTTTACACGCTCGTTTTTGATTTCTCTTTGGTAATGCTCACGGGGAGCGATGATCTGACTAGTGTCAAGCACCATCATTTTGTAAAGGGGTACGGGTGTCTTCATAAGTAGATAATCCTCCTTCATATCGAGTTAAAAATTCTAATCCGTTGCGGATAAGTTTCTTGATTTCCGAACGACATTCTTCCATTTCAAAAAATGCCGCATAGTTACTCTGACAGAAATTCCAACGGAATATCATAGATTCCAGAGCATCGTTCATTTCGTAAATCATTGTGCCGGGTTTGCCGTTGCTGCGAGCTTCAAGCATATCGTCGGCTATTTTTTGTATCAGCTCCAGATCGGGTTCATCCTCGTCTGGAGTTTTCTTTTTAGGTGGGTCTTTCTCTCTCCGAGACGGCGGCTTGCGAAGTTCCTCAACCAACGCAGGGCGATCTTCGGGAGCAGCTCGGACAACTGCCGCAACAGCAGCCTCCGTAGGTTTGATTTCGCCTGCCAATATTTCTTGGCGAATACCGGGATCGACTTCATCTGCCAAATCAACGCCTTTGGCAAAATGCTCGGCACGACGGACATATTTTTCATTCACGCCGTTTTCTTGAGCTATGCGTTCGCTTGTTTTTTGTGGTGAGTGGACATTTTGTCCACTCACCACCTTGGAGTATTGATTTCCTTGGAAGCGACTTGCGCCATGAGAAGATTTCTCGGCTTCATACTGTTTTCCGATCAGATACTTCTTTTGCTCCGGTGTTAGATTTCTGCGTCCAAGCTGATTTTTACAAATCCAAGCGATCACAGCGTAGCGGTCATCGAACTGCTTTTCATGGGTGGTGTATTTGATTTCGGGATGTCGCTCTATAATATGGAAGCGATTGTGCCCATCCACGATTACACCGTTCCAGATGATAAGCGGATTGATAACAAGCCCATCTGCGAGGATGTTTTCTTCAAGCTGTCTAAATTCCTCGGCTGTTAGGGGTGGGATTTTCCCCTCAAATTCGGGGTCTATTTTTAATTCCATAGTGTCCTCCTTGTACCTATGTACAGAAGCGAACCACCGAAGCAGTTCACTTCCTAATAGTCATTTACAGTTACCGTATTTATCTCCTCCCCCGGTAGTGGGACTCACCAGACGACAGCTTGCGAAGCTGTTCCATAGGACTCTAACCTCCCCGCCTTCTTTGTGGCCAGGCTGCGAATTACAGAAGTATCATTAACCCTGTGTCCGTCATCGCCGGTTCGGTAGCAAACCGAATCT